CGTCAATGCCGACAAAGATCCTGAGTCTGAAAAAGAATTTTTGAAAAACAATAAATCAAGCGACGTACATCAAAACCAAGAGTCGGCAGATAGACTTGCTGACATTTGCAAACTGATCTGCTCGGTCTTGGTGTACTGCCAAGCTCTGGGTGATGAGGTGCTGCACAAGGGTGTGCCGTTCAAGAAAGACAATGTCATCAAGCTGTCAAAGAACGCTAACAAGAATAAAGGTACAACCTCGATGACGCTGCGAGGCCCGAAAGGATTCTCGTCTAAGAGGGCGCAGAGTCATTACCGTAAATGGCACTTTAGGACGCTCAAGGACGAGCGCTTCTATCAGAGCGATGAGTGGAAGGACAAGCCCAGAGGCAGTCGCGTGGTATTCGTCAGAGACTCTGTGGTCAATCGAGATGTCAGCCCGCACGTTTTGACTGACGGCACGAACGTGGAAGACAAAGTGTTAACAAGCGAGTCAATACAAAGTGCTGCGAATTAACCTGACGGCTGACGAACTCAATGCGCTGTATCAGGCCATCAAGTGCGTGGTTATGAAAGAGGATCTGGAGAAAGGGCAGGAAGAGCATTTGCTTTCTGCCCTGAAAAAAATCCAGATTAAATGGAAATACGCCAATAAAAAATAATCAATAAATTTGTGCAAAAAACTATACAACGACACGGGATTAGTATTATAATGATCCCATCTTAACAACAACACCAAGGAGGTGTTTATGATCGTAGGCCCAGCCCAACTGAAGAGGATCCATTCTCTTCTCAGCCCCCAGACTGATGTCTCTGGGATCGTGGAGTTCCTTGACGCCAAGGTCAACACGATTGGCGGATGGACCGATCTTGTTGCGGAGATGGACGACCTCCAGATCCGCCGGTTAGTTGCTCTGTGCAACTTAGAGTTGGACGAGAGGAAGGAGAAAGCCCAGAAGGCGGGCTAACCCTTTTCTCAGATCAAGGGCCACGAAAGTGGCCTTTTTTTTGACTAAAAATAATTAAATTAATTTGTACAAAAAGCTATACAACGACACGGAAATAGTTGTATAATTCTTTCGTCTTAAACAAAACAGGAATGGAAGCATGATACATGAGTTAAACAGGGATGAGTTAGAGCTGGAAGTCTACACAAGGATTAAGAGAGCTGAGCAAATATTCAACGGTCAGTTTTTCACTAAGGCTGCAAAGAAAGAAGCCATGGATAACCTCAACAGCGCTTACAGCAATCTTAGGCGGATAGCGGTTGATAACTTTTTCGGTGGTGATTATGAATTTATCGAGGACGACCTTGCCTCATCTACTCCTTCTTTTGAATTGCATCATGTTCGCGAAGCGAAGCACAAAGGTTTTTTTGAAAAGCACGGTGAGTGGGAACCGGTCGCTGAGCTGGTTGAGTTACGATCTTTTTACAAGAGTCAGGAAGTTGTGGCTAAGCCAAAAGCTGTCAAAAGCGAAGGTCACAGAACAGAGCGATCTGCCAAGCACTGGGGCCACTGCCAGCTTTGCGGACGCAAGCACAAGCTTGACGTCAGGAACAATAAAGTTGCTGATCACGGGTACATAGTCGACGGATGGAGATCGGGCGGATGCAATGGCTCATTTTGCTTACCGATCGAGTTGTCATGTGAAGAAGTTAAAAACGAAATCGTCAGGCTGGAAAGAAGGCTTGAGAAATATCAGGAAATGGAGCGTAAAGGCGAAAAGGTTCCCGAAGGACAAGTTACTTTTGGGCCTAGGCGTGGAGAGACTATTTACGGCGAGCCTTCAAAGTACATTCGATGGTGCGAAAACGATATGGAGCGGCTTGAGGAAAAGGTTGCAAACTGGAAGCCTGTTTCGATTGAAGACCTTGAAGAAGTTTTGTATGACGACAACATAGAAGCGAGGTCCGCGTAAGCGGGCCTTTGGAGGGAAAGCATGAATAACAAAGAACACAACACAGGATACGGTTGGGTCATCAGGCCACCAGCAAGTCTTCTTGAGAGGTCCGAGAAAATTGACGACAGCCCAGACGCTGCTTACATAGAGATCTATTATCTTGACGGCCACGATTGGGTTGTAAACTTTTACAACGAGGGTGGCACAGCTCTTTACATTCTGGGCAACGAAGACGAGTACCCATACCCTGAGTACTTCTACCGCAAGCGTGACGCGATTCAGTCAGCCAGCAAATATCTGATGGAGGCTAGTCGTTATCCTCATCTGCAAGAAATCAAGGTGTTCGGCAAGGACGGAAACTTGCAGCGCACTATCCAACAGGTCGACGCATGGCGAAGCGCCGGTCCTGCAACTAAAGCCAGCTAAGGAGAAGCAATGGAAAAAAAGAAAACATTAAGCGATGAAATCTCTGAGGAACTCAAGAAGTTCCAAGAGAATGGCGGGGTGATCCAAGAGATCCCTATTGGCGCCAGCGCGTTGAGGGACAAAGGTGTGTCTAACCGAGTTAACCGTTTTAAGATAGGAGATAATTTTGCCCGTTTCAAATAAGAAAAAATATTACAATCGTGTGCGACGCACTTGCCTGTTGTGGAATATCGAAATTGTGTTTATCGGAGAACATAAAAACTATCGTCGAGTTGAGCTTAGAGTTGTGAAGGGCAACCCGCCTCACACAACTTCACAGTTGTTGATTAGCCAGACTGCGGATGACGCTAGTCCGCTCAACATCGATTGGAAAAAGTTTCACAATGAATTAACTGATTACGGTTTTGTTGGGGGCGTGAAGTGAAGAAAGAATTTGCAAACATTGCGATCGCAAAGGATGTGGCCAATCGGATGGACCGCGCAAGAGATTCGATGTCCAAAGCGTTTGGTTACACCTTGTCGCGCACCCAGTTTTTTGAACTGATGATTGCCAAGATGGAAGATGACATTAAGAGCAAGGAGGCAGTTAACCATGGGTAGCCCTAAAAAACAGATTCACAATGTCTATGGCTATTGTCGTGTGTCTACTACTGAGCAAGCGGAAAATGGCATTTCGATTGAAACCCAAAAAGAATTTATTTCAGAGTTTGTCAGGGAGAAGTTCAACCTTGAAGTAACCCAGTGGTTTATCGACGCCGGAGTGTCTGGCACTGTTCCGATTCTTGAGCGCGACCAGTGCCGCGCAATGACAGATGTCATTGACGAACATGACGTTGTAATCGCAACCAGAATCGATCGGTTGTCCAGAAGCTGCAAGGACTTGCTTGCGACTATACCCAAGCTTGAAGAAAGCGGGATTACACTTTACCTGTGTGAGCAGTTTGGCGACATGCCGGTTGTTTATCCTGCGGACCTGAAAGCCAAGGGTTTGAACTCGAAGTACGACATGAACACTTTGGTCAACAAGATCATGCTGATGGTGTTATCTGCTGTTGCGGAAATGGAGTTTGAGAACACCAAGAAAAAGTTTGCTGAAGGCAAAATATCTTGGGCGCAACGCGGGTACGCGATCGGAGGATCGGCGCCGTTTGGATTCCGGTTTGAGGAAGAGAAGATGAAAAACGGTAATCGCGTCAAGACCAGAAAGAAACTGGTTGAGGTGCCGAAAGAGCAAGATGTGCTGAAAACCATCCACAACTGTGTGAAGCGAGGTTTGGGTGCGCGTCGTATCGCTAGGCAGATACAGAACACCCACCCAGAGTTTCCTGATTTTCATTATCGTAAGGTTGAGCGGATCCTCCAACGCAAGCATCAGGGTTTGCATTTATCTCATTAATGTTCATCATATAGTTATGACTGCCGTAGAAAAAATAAATGAATCGATTGAGCGAATAGATGCAATGCTCGAAAGAGATTTTATGACTCAGCCTGTGCGAGAAATTCTGACAGAAATAAAAACTTTGTTGGAAAGCGCAAAGGCGGACCTTAGCTAATGGCCAACATAACCGGTTGGGGCAGAGGCACTTGGGGTCAAGGAACTTGGGGTGAGCCGATCGGCGTTGAGCTAACCGGCTTAGCAATTACCTCCGGCCTCGGCAGTATTACGACTAGGGGCGATAACAACATCTCTGTTACCGGCCTTGCTTCTACTTCTGGCTTAGGCGCTTTGACAGTCACTGGCGTTGCGAATGTTTCCCTTACGGGTCAAGCAGCTACCAGCGCGTTAGGCTCGTTAACTGTCAACGCCGCAGCCAATGTGACGCTTACTGGACGCGCAACAACGTCCGGGCTAGGATCTGTTACCGTCTTACACAACGCGGTGGTAGAGCTTACTGGGTTGCAATTTGCAGCGTCTGTTGGCGAACTAAGCGTTAGCGCGGCAGGGAACGTCTCGCTTACCGGGGTTGCTGCTACCTTCGCAGTTGGCGACTTGATGATCTGGGGTGAGATAGACACCTCCCAGACAGCCGGTTATTCAGCAGTATCAACTTCACAAACGGCCAGCTATTCGGCCATTGATACGAGTCAAACACCAAACTATACTGAGATAGAGGCAGGTCGTGACGAGGCGGCTTAAAATATTTTGTATAAAGAGTTGTACAACGACACGCTAATGTGTTCTAATACTCATCAAGGAGTAATGAATGGTAACTTACGTTAATGACTTACGTTTGTCGGAATTGGCCACCGGGGAGGGATCGGGAACTTGGGGTACAACCACAAATACTAATTTAGAGCTGATCGCTGAAAAATTCGGTACAGCAAGCGAAGCTCTTTCGGACGCCAGTACAGCCACCATTACAATGGCTGACGGGACTAGTGATGCATTTCGCTCTTTGGCCCTTACTCTCACAGGATCTTTATCACAGGCTTGTACGGTCACATTGGCTCCAAATACTCTTTCCAATGTCTGGGTGATACAAAATTCAGCAGGTAATACAGTCACCCTTACTCAAGGCACAGGCGCAAACGTGGTCATCCCAAACGGTGGTATTCGCATGGTTGCTGCGGATGGCGCTGGTTCGGGTGCAGCGGTTACTGATGTACTCGACGTATTGGGCGGCACAGGCAACGTAGGGCTTGGTTCGGGTGCGTTTGGCACAGGGCTGACCACAGGCACAGATAACGTGGCTATCGGTGAGGCTGCTGGCGATGCCCTGACCACTGGGTCTGACAACACGTTTGTTGGCGACAATGCTGGTGGGGCAACAACTACAGGAGCGCAGAACACTGCGATGGGAGAAGGTTCTCTGTTAACTAACTCCACAGGAAGTCACAACACAGCATTGGGAAGATCGGCTTTATATACAACCACGGCTGATTATAATACAGCGGTGGGCAGTGGCGCGATGTACGCTGCGACAACAGGAACTCAAAATGTTGCGGTTGGCCGAGATGCGTTAAATGATATCACTACGGGCAGTTATTCAGTTGCAGTCGGCTATCAGGCATTAGATGCTCAAACTACCGCATCAAACAACACGGCAGTTGGTTGGGACGCTGGAAGTGCCACAACTACTGGGGCTTCTAATACGTTTATTGGTCAAAACTCAGGGGCTTCCAATACCACCGCTGATTACAACACGGCAGTAGGCGCACTTTCCTTCGATGCTAATACCACTGGGACACCCAACGTAGCCGTGGGATATCAGGCTTTAACGGCTAATACGATTGGCGGCAGAAATGTTGCGCTCGGTGCTTATTCTCTTGCCACTGAAGATGTAGGAAATCGTTCAACCGCAGTTGGAGACTCATCATTATATTCACAAAACAGTGATTCAGATAATGAAGTTACATTTAACACTGGACTTGGGTACGCAGCGGGTTACTACAATGTAACAGGACAAGGAAACACAAGTGTCGGTGCGGAAGCTGGAGTTGGCTCTAGTGGAAATAGTGTTTCTGGCACTACGTTTGTTGGCGCAAAAGCTGGTCTTGTCAATGCAGGAAGTAACAATGTTGGGATTGGATTTGAATCTTTAAAGGCTAACACCACGGGTGATACGAATGTAGCTGTCGGTAAAGATTCACTGTTAGCGAACACCACGGGTACTAACAATACTGCCTTGGGTGCGCGAGCCTTACAGTCCAATACCACAGCGGCGAACAATACAGCAGTGGGCGATCTTTCGTTGGGGGCGAACACCACGGGAACTGGGAATACAGCGGTGGGAGTTCAAGCTTTAGATGCGGTTACAACAGGTAACTACAACACAGGAATGGGAGTTCAGGCTGGAGACAAACTTACAGGAAGTAGAAATACGCTTATTGGACACGAAGCAGGATTTGGGATTGCGGCTTCTGATGACTGCGTAGCGGTTGGAAAAAATACTTTACAAGGAACAAGTGACGCAGACGATAACACTGCGATTGGATATGCCGCAATGCAAGACTGCACTACTGGATACTCCAACACTGCGGTTGGTATGGCGGCTTTTACTGACATAACAACAGGTTACCAAAACACTGCGGTCGGGCAGCAAGCTGGTACAGCTATGACAACGGCTGTTAGAAATACATTTATTGGTGAAGATGCTGGTTATAACCACACCACTGGTGCTGATAATACCTACGTTGGTAAAAACGCTGGGTCAGGTTCAACAACAGGGGCTAGTAATGTTTTTGTAGGGAAAGACGCTGGAGACAGTACTACTACGGGTAGTAAAAATATTATGATTGGTCAGAATACTAATAATAATTCAGGAGCAACATCAGATCACTCTATCGTTATCGGCCACGATATTGCTAACGATTCTAATTATTTTACTTTTGGCAAAGCCTCTAACATTGTTTACAACAATTTTACCGCTAATAACAATTGGACATACAATTCAGACGCAAGGTTAAAAACCGATGTGCAAGACAGTACGTTAGGTCTTAGTTTTATTGATTCTTTAAGGCCGGTAACTTATAAATGGAAGAAATCGCAAGATTTAGATTCGTCTGATCCACACATGGCTTCTGTTTATGACCCTGATAAAAACCGCATGGATTCAGACACAATCA